CCTCTATTCTTTTCAGTATTTTCTAAATCTTCAGCTGTAACATCGCCAACAATCTTATCAGCAACACATTCATACATTAAAACGGCTTCATCGTATAATACGACACCACCCCAACCTTTACACTTCCAACCAATAGAACCTTTTTGGTTAATTGGGTCTTCAGTTCCAGATGAACCTAATGGCTTAATAATTGTTTCTGGGTCGCCATATCCAGCAAGTTTAACTAATTTAGTTCCCTTTTCGCCACGATACTTACCTAAAATGATAGTTCCGTGAATATACTTTGTTGTTCCACTTGAAGTATATGAATAAGTAGAAGTAATTGCATTATCTACTACAAACTTAAATCCATTCCAACGACCAATTTCGCCATCTAAAATAACTTCTCCTTTTGAATAATTAGCAATTTCAACGAATGTGAACTTCTTATTGTTCTTTGCTAAATCTAATAAATCACTTTCGATTTCTGGTGAGATTAACCAAACATAATCTTTGCCATCATAAGGAGATACTTTATTTCTTCTTAAAAATGCTTTAATCTTTCTAGCGTCATTTAAGTTGAATGAACCAGCACTCTTTCTTGCGTCCTCTAATGAACCATTTAACGCTAAACTAGATGGGTCATCAGCACCATTTGCGTCAACTGGAGTTGCAAACCAACGGTTAGTTGTTGAATAGAAAATATCTCTTGATTTTTCTTGGAACATTTCACCAACTGCATATCCTTGATTTCTTTGTAATCTAGTTGACTCTCCACTATCTAATGAATAAATGTCTAAATCATCTGAATAAGTGATATATCCACCAAAATCATCAATAGAAACTTGATACCAGAATGTTGACATTGGTTCATCTTCTTTTGGTCTAACGCCTTCTACTAATGGCTCTTTGTTAGTAACATATTTGCCACTCTTTCTAAATTTCATAGTCTTACCATTGTTCTTTGGTAATGTAACTACATCGGCATACTTTTCTAATGAGTATTCCTCATATAAAGCGTCCTTTAAAGTCTTGTCATAATAAGCGTATGCTTCAGTTTCTGACATCTTCTTGCCATAAGTTGCAGTATTGTCAGAAATAATCTTTGTTGCTGTTGTTGCAAACATTTGTAAATTTAATCTTTTTCTCATAATTCTTTTCCCTTTCTAATATTTGTTTAATATATTTTTTTGGAACTCACGGAATTTTTCGTCATCATTTAAGATTTCGCTAAAATAACTTTCGTTCCCATTTTTGTTGCCCGGAACACCCGGACTAGATTTTTCGATAGCCTTTTGTTTAATTACGCCTTCTTCTACACCTTCTTTTACTTTTGTTTCGATTTCGGCTTGACTATCAATAAATAGTTGGTAAGTTTCTTCTAGTGTTAATCTTCCTAAAAACTTGCCATATTTTTCTTTGAACTTTTCGTCTTTGAATAAGTTTTCAGCACTTCCTTTGCCGTATTTCTTATCAAAATCGTCTAGTTCTTTTTGAACGGCTTGTTGATTTTGTTCATCTTTAGCCTTTTTCTCTTGTTCGGCTTTTAATTCTTCTCGCCTTTTTTGAGTTTGATACTTTGCAAAATCTTCGATTGGGTCTAAACCTTTTCTCTCCATCTCTTGCATAGTTTTTAAAAGTTCCAAATCTACTTCATCTTTGATTTCTTCGCCAGTGTATGGGTTCTTACCACCTACACCTTGCTTTAAACCTTCCAAGTATGCTCTATCTTTGGCTTCTTTTAACTCACGCTCGTGCTTCTCTTGTATTCTTCTTTGAGCATTTGCACGATTTTTTTGTTTCTCTAACTCTTTAGCCTTTGCTTCTTCGTTAGATTTTTCTTCTTTTGCTTCTTCAGCACCTTCGTCAAATTCAACTTCTTCGTTATCCTCATCAGTTTCTTCGACTTCTTCTTCAACTACTTCTTCAGTAGCCTCTCCAGTTTCTTCGGCAAATAACTGAAGGTTCAATTTTTTTGTTCTTTCCATTTTCCTTTTCTTTCTCCTTACGGGTAATCTCCACTATTTGTGGGTAAATTTAATAACCGAATACTTATCTTTATTGTCCCGTATTGGCTATCTTTTCTTGATTATTTTGGGACATACGCTCATAGCGTTTTGTTTGTCTTTCTAAAGCACTATATCCAGCCTTCATTTCACGGATACTATCATTGTATTGACTAATTCTGCCGTTAAATTCGTCTTGCATTGATTTGTAAGCCATTTGTGCGCCTTGTAATTGTGCTTGTAAATCATTTATTTGTTGTGCTTGCTGTGCAATAATTGAGTTCATCTTCTTTTGAATTAAACGCTTAAATTCGTCCTTCTTTGTAAATGCAAAGTTTGGAACTAATTCAGCCCACATCATTAAGTCCTCTGGACTTAACTTTGATACTGTTCCATTTAAGAATAATGTTTCTAGTGTTGAAACTAACATTAACTCACTTTGTTTTGCTGTTTCACTAACTTCGATTGTTATATTGAATGGTGTATTGATATAATCTTCGCCTTCAAATAAATCATTCTTTGTTCTTGGTAATTTAGTAACATCTTGCTCTTGTGGGTTTTGCTCTAATAACTCTGTATCACTCAACTCATAAGAATAAACTTTGTTGTGGTAATATAACTTGTAATACATTTCAAGAATTCGACCTTCACGACCAATACTTCTTGATAATATTTCTTGTAATTGTGCGATTGGTTTATCTTGAATTGTTTGAAGTTGGCTCATCGCATAACCACTCATATTTTTAGATATGTTTCTACCATCGTCTAAAATATCAGTTGCTTTATATACATCTTTAAGCATTTGAATTAAGTTTTGTGCTAATTCAAAGTGTGTTGTAGGAATTGTTCCAGTTTGAAGTGCTGTAATACCCCAACCATTTTGTCCTACGGTTCTATCTACTAATATTCCACCGGGCTTTGATAAATTAACTTCATTAACACCTAACGCGCCTTGCTTAACTAAAAGTGTTGGCATAGCGCTCTTAACTGCTATCAATACATTAGTTGCAAGTAATTGATTGATTAGTTTTTGTGTAGGTATCATTGAATAAGCCATTGAAATACCAAATATACAATTATTACGCTTAATGAAACTATCAATAACGAATGGGAAGTATTGTGCTTTAAAGACATTGTTATTTGCTGGGTCTTCTTCTTCGACAACCATATTTTGTCTATTAACACTATCATTTTTGATTTCGCTATTTTCGTTTGCTTCGTTTTCTTCTTGTTCTTGCTTTTTCTTTTCTAACCTAATAATCTTTTCGTTGATTAAAGGGTTCATAGCAGTGGGTAATTGATAAACAATGTTTTCAGTTGCTTTTTCAAAATAAACCTCACCGTCTTTTTTAAAGAACTTTAAGTAAGAATAAACATTTGGTTCGTGTGGGTTTTCTTGCTCAACATTATCTGTATATTTACTATTGATTGAGTTTTTAACAATAAACTGGTCTATATCTTCATCTGCTAAAATGTCTTTAGCAATTTCTTTAATAGACTTTAAACTTTCACGAGTTCTTAAAATGATATATTCTTGCTTTTGAACATCTCTTTCATTTGGATTGCATACTGCAATATCTTCGACATCTACTGTAATTGCTTTTAAATTGCCATTATCCCAATAGAAGTAATAAATGTATGTTCCTTTAATTAAGCCATCATAAGTAGCCATAACATTTAAGTCTGGTTGTTCCATTTCTTTCATTTGGAATTCTGCAAATCTAGTAACATTATTAGTAGATACTTGGTCGTCATCTACCAAAAAGTTAATTTTAAATAACTTTTGATTGATTGAAGCAACCTTTGCGTCAATGATTGTTCTAATGACATTCATAGTTGGCTTTTCAAATGGTAAGTTTGCTTTGTTTTCTCCCCATTGTCTACCTTCGTAAAAATCAACTGCCCTTTTGGCTTCAGTTAAGATATGTTTTGCTTCCTTAAAGTTTTGGCAAGCATTAAATTGTTCTTTAATTAGTTCGGCTTCTTTCATTAGTTTTGCAACTTTTTCATCGGCTTTTTCTTTTTGAGATATAGTCGATATTTTTTTACTCATTTACCTCACCTCCACCAAAAATTTTGGACATAGCGTCCTCTTGCATACGCTGATTTATCTTTTCAAGTGCTATAACAAGTTCATTGATTTTTTCGGTTAATAAATCATTGATTTGTGCTTGTGCTAATAATTTCGCTTTTAATTCTTCATTTTCTTTTTTTAAGTCGCCTAATTCGCATAAAATTTCGCCTAAATTATTTATTTTTAAAAGTTGATTAGTGTCTATACCTAAAACACCAAAAATCTTATCTAACATTTTCTTTTCTTTTGTTGTAATAATTTTAGTTTCTATCATATAAACCAACCGTCACTTCCCATTTCTATATAATCTTCACTTTTTTCTGTATGCTCATATTCGCCCATCTCTAATGCGAATGAACCATAATCAAAATTTGATTTAACTGTGCCAGCAACTAATGTATCTGGTGCAAAAGTCCAACTTGTGCAATAGTATCTAATTGCGTCTGCACTATGCGTAATTTCGTGTGGTTCTTTAGCACAATCGTTTGGTTTGTTTTCATCGTGCTGTATCATTTTTAAACTTTCAATTAAATGTGGACAATCTTGACTAATAATTAAGAATGGTTTACCAGTAATAGGATTGACTTTAAGCATTTCTTTTACCATTAACCAACCAATCTCTCTATCGTTATTAGCCTTTGTAGGATATTGATTACACTCTTTAACTAAAATATCTACGGCACTCTTACCAGTTTGTGATTGTCTATTCCATAAATCTGGTGGGACTATATCCAAATAAATATCTTCATCTGGTTTAGTCATTTGATTTATCTTGTTACCACTTGCTGATACACTTAAATTGCTTTCCCATAATTCTCTAAATACATAACTTGTTCCATCACTATCTCTAGCAATCCAATAACAAGCAGTTTTATCCAAACCATAGTCCCTTGCTCTATAAATTCTCCAAGATTGCTCTATCTTTATATCTTTAGGGTCGTAAGTATGGATTGTTTCATCAAACTCATCAAAGAATTGTCCTTCAAATACATCCCAATCGCCATATAACATCGCTTGGCGTAATTTTGGAGGCAACGCTTCAAGTTGTTTGATATAATCTGGGTTATTAGCCATTAAGAACTCGTTATCATATACTAAAGCCTTAATGTAGAAGTAATCGCTAGCATCTTCGCCTTCGCGATACTTCTTATCAATAAATAATCTTTTAACCCATAAATGTCCTACACCACCGGGATTGGCTGTAAGATACATTCTTGGTTTAAAATTCAAACTAGGGTCAACACCACCACTTAAACGCAAACAAGTAGTAAATGCTCTATATTGTTCTTCAGTGAAGTGTGTTGCTTCGTCCATAAAGATAACATCGTAGTTTTGACCTTGATAACGGTCTATATCTCTTGTGGTATCACAATAACCAAATTGAATTGTTGAACCACGATATTGTCCATTAACCATTTGTTTAGGAAATCTCCAAATGTTATCAGTTTGATTGAATTTAGCAATTCCATAAAGCATTGTTTCAAACTCTCTAAAGTGGTTTGCTTTAAGTTCTGGTAAAGTCTTACGCAAGAAAAGTATTGATATACCGGGATAAATAAGTGCTAATTGTATTGCTTTAATTCTTGATACATAAGACTTTCCACCACCTCTTGCGCCACCATAAAGGTTCATCTTATAAGTAGATTGGCAAAATTGTAATTGTTTAGGATATAACTTTGGTATAACAAATTCTTTATCGACTTTTTTAATTTGCGATAATTGATAATCAGTCATACAATCACGCTCCTAAATCTTGTCCGTTAGTATTAAGTATTAAAGTAAATCCACCACGATTATCATCGGTATCATTCTTAATAACCTTTTGTGCTTCATTCAAATCTTTAAATGTAGTCTTATCACTAGACATTAAAGTAGCCGTTGCTTTAGCGACCAATAAATCGTTAATTGTTAAATCAACACCATCGTCTAATTTTACAAACTCACTTTCTAAAAGTTCTTTTGTAACCTCTGCTAAAGTTTTAGCCTTTTCTTTAGCCTCCTTTTTAGATAATTCCCTTTGCTTTATACGAGTTTCTAAAATCTTATAAACATCTGGTTGGTTTTTCTTTAGTTGGGCTAAATAAATGTCTTTTTCGTTTAATACTTCAGCATTATTCTTTTTTTCTTCTTCGATTTCATCTATTAAATCGTCTAATTCATCTTTAGCCATATAAACCACCCTTTCACTTTACAAATACCTCTAATAAATTAAAATGTCAGTTTCTTATCTTTCCCATCATTCCCAAATTATTCCCAAAAATAAAAAAAGCTCT